GACGTCGGGTATGACCTTGTTCGTCGTAGGGTCAGTGATCCCCTCGAGATCGGACAGCCCGTTGTCCTTGAGTGCCTTCTGCACGGTCCCGATGGAGTCCCTGTTCGTGAAGTTGTCCACGAGGAATGGCTTACCCGTCTTCTCTGCGACCTTGCCGGCGGCAGCCTCGAACAGCGTCCCCGGTATGATTCGGCCCAAAACGCTTGCGGGGTTAAAGAGAACGTCGATCACGTTTCCTTTTTCGTCCCGATACATTTCCTTGTCGGGGAGGATATTGCAAACGATCCCCTTTCCCCCGTGCCTTGAGCTGATCTTGTCTCCGATCTCGAGCTTTTCCTCCGTCCGAACATAAACGGCAATGAACCCTCGGGTCTTCACGACGTCGATCACTTCGGCAGGAGCGTCGCCATCCCACCTGACGGACACGTCCTGCCACTGATTCGTGAGCGACTTGTGCAGCTTCGTGTAGTCGAACTCTTCATGAACGGTGATCTTCCTGACTCCGGGAATTGCCAGCTCCCCATTATGCAGGATGACACCCTTCTTCAGCAGACCAGCCGCGTCAAACTTGGACCGATCCACACCTTCTGCCATGGCGGGATAGTATGCCAGCAGCTTGGTCAGCCCAGTCGTGATCGTAGCGTCGAGATCCAACCGCATCTCGTGCTTGTGGACAGAGGTCAGTTTCTCCGCGGCGCTCTCCGATATAACAAATCCATCTTCAAAATTGTAACCGTGATATGGAAGAAACGCGGTTCTGAGCGTGCGGCCTATGGCGAGATCTCCCTTCCGCGTGAAGTCGGAATCGGCAACCGTCTGGTTCTTCTTCACGTGATCGCCGACCTTGACGATCGGGACTTCGTGAAGGAAAGCGTTCGAATTCAACGGGTAATACTGGTGCAGTTGGACGGTGTACGTCTTCTTGTCGTCCCCCAGGATCGTGATCTCCGCCGCCTTGACCTTGGTGACCTTCCCGTCCACCGGAGAGTTCGGGGCCAGGAGCTTACCGAGGACGCTCTCATATCCTCCGGCGCCGAACCTCGCCTGAACAGAAGGCACATCTGGATTCTTGAGAGGGACGGCCTGCTCCAGGTGCCGCGTCGCCATCAGGACTCTATTGGGGCTATTGTTGTGAAGGAAAGGAACCGCATTCGCGACGATCCCGAACATCTTGGCCGGCGCATCGAAGATGTAGTCGACCTTGGCCGCGGAAGTCGTAATGAACTTCCCGTGGTCCCGCACCTTGAGCTCGTGCACCAGAGCGCGTGGCTTCCCCTTCGAGAAGTCGTACTGGTCGTTGAAGGCTACGACCTTGTCCTCGAGATCCACCACCCTCTTTTCCACGCGCTTCCCCGTCTTCGCGTCGATGACGGTGAGCCCGAGATCCGTTCCCATCTTGCGCGCGCCGAGTGTCAAGTGGTTCGTGATACCGATGCGAGAGCTTTCGCTGGTGTGAATCGGGTCGAGGACGCCCACGTGGCTTGGATGAAGAGCACGGAGGTCGTCCGTCACCGAGTGCATGGACTTGAGCCCGCCTTCTCCCATCGTCGTGACGAGGGAGTCCACCCCGAGCATGTCGAGCGGATTGTTCTGGTCCGAGTACCGGGAGAACTCGCTGGTAGAGAAGAACCGCATGACCGGCTCGGTGAACATCCTCGGAGGGATCGCCTCGATCACCTTCGGACGCCTGTCCACCATGTACGCGATCCGGCGGGTCGAGGCCTCGATCTGCTGGTCGAGCTTCTCGAGGACGAAGTCGTCCGTCGAGTGGATGGACTTGTAGGCCAAGTTCTCCGTGTCGTCTTCCTCGATCGATCCCTGCGACAGCTTGAGGGCCCTGGCGGAGCTGTCGAGCAGCGTCTCCGGCGTGATGTTCTTGTACGCCGTCCCGAGCGTGAGCCTGGTGATGCTCGGGTCGAGGCGCTTGGACGCGAAGAAGTCCTTGACCGCGGTGTTGAGTTCTTCCTTCTCTGCTGGCGCCGAGAAATACGGCCGCATCTTCGCGTAGAGCTTGGCCATGTCCTCCGGATTGTCCTTCGTCTTGTTGGCCGCGAAGACGTCGTCCCCCCAGGCCTTCTTGATCGCGTCTTCGTCGATGCCGAGGCCCTTCAGGATCGGCAGGAGATGGACGTACGTGCTCTGCCCGATGCGAAGCCGGAAGATGCTCTTCACGCGGTCGAGCATGACGCGGTAGCCGCCGCCCGGGGCGTTCACGAAGGTTTCGACGTTGTTGTCCGCCGTGTACCTGGTGTAAGTCCCGGGCTTCAGGCGGATCTGGTTGACGATCTGGATCTCCTTGCCGTTGACGAGGAACGACCGCTTGCTGGTGAGGTGAGGGATCGAGAGGATCGGGTAGGCGGACTCCGCGTCTACGAGTTTCTTGGTGGCGTTGTCGTAGATCTTGAAGGTTCCGATGAGTCTGGCGGCGAGCGTCTTGCCCTTGATCTTGTAGTCCTTGTGGAGGGCAGGATCGGAGTAGATGTCTTCGCCCGTGTTCTCCCACCGCAGATTTGACGCCTGAAGCGTATATCGTTCGCCGGCAACGGGAAAGATCTTCTCGATCTTCTCCTTGGCTCTGGAAAGAAGACCGTCGAAACTCTCCCAAGAAAAGCGCATAGGATCCTCGTCAAAGTGCCCGAGCAAGTATACCGGGCGCCTTCGTCGAGTCGATCCTACACCGAAACGGCCTGCGAAGGTCGTCTCGTGCCCCTGCGATTGTACCGCCGGGCCGCCCTCGGGTGTTTGACGAGCAGCCCGCATTCGACGCACACCAATCCGGTGCGCGCCTGGTACAGCAGCTCGCCACATCCGGGGCAGGAGTTCGGCGTGGGACGATCGCTAACGGGCGTGGTATCGTCTCTGGCCATCTGCCTATCCCCTATCGATCCATCCGCTTCAGCGGACGTAAACAGCGATGCTGTATGTATTATCGTAGCAGGACAGGGGAATAGTTTACAAGAATAATTTATTGGGGCCAGAGCTCATCGACCGCTGACGTTGGTTCCGGAATGTCCTCCACGTATCGGACGAAGGTCAAGATCTGTGTCTTGAGCACGTGCTCCTGGTCCTTCAGGACCGTGACGTGCGGATTGTTGAGGATCTTCTCCCACTTGGTGCGATCGCCCTTGCCGGTAAGATCCAGCACCACAACGCGCACCATGCGCCTTGCCGCCGGCCCGGACTCCGGATGCAGGAGCTTGAGCCGTGGCGTGGGAAACGTCGCCTTCTGGAAGTTCGCAGGGGTAGGCTGGGTATTCGGCATCAGATCACCGCCTTGCCCGGGCCCCTGCGGGGAGGCTTCTGCTCCGGCAACGCCTTGATGGCCTTCTGCGCGTTGTCCATCATCTTCATGCGGAGCCGGATCTGCTTCACCAGCGGCGGATTCGTTTCATCCATCGCCATGAGCTCCTGCTCCTTGAGGTGATCGGGCGTCGCCTTCATGAAGTGCTCGGCCATCAGGTTCAGCAGCGCCGGAGGCGGAATGCCCGGCTTGGTCTCCGTCGGCTGCGCCTGGGGATCGGGCGGGGGCAGGGCGGGCGGCTGCACCGGCTGCCCGTTCTCATCGACGGCTCCCGGCTGCTGCTGGGCCATCTGTTGCTGCTGCTGGGCCGCCTGCTGCTCCATCTGCTTCTGCTGGATGATGGCCTGCGCCTCGGCCTGGATCTTCATCGTCTCGGCCTGGAGCTTGGCGTTCTTGATCCCGCCGTCCCACATCTTCCGCATCCGCTCTTCGTCTTCCTTGGAGATGCGGGCGAGCTCCTTGTCGTTGTCGAAGTCCAGCTCCTCACGGGTCGTCTGATCCGAGACCGTGTTGGTCTGGCGAAGGCTGAGGGCCAGCTGCTTCTGCTGGACGTCGTCGGCCATCTTGAACTTCTGGTGGCGAATCTCGATCTTCGGCAGACGATAGAACCGACGGAGGTTCGGAATCACGAACATCTGCTCGAACTGCGTCAGCTCCTCGATGGTGTTGAGGAAGAGATTTTCCAGGACGCGTAGACTGATGGAGCCACCGCTCCAATTCAAACCGCCTGTGACAAACTCCAACGGAACATCCAGTCCTCCCGCGATCTGCTGACGGAGCAGTTCCATGTCGTTGAAGACGTCCAGGGCCTTCGCGTCTCCGCGGATGTTCTCCACCGTCGCCGGGAACGGGGCGGTGTAGATCATGTTCGGGTCGCGGCGCCACTTCTGCACGATGCTCTGCATCTGGGAGGACCAGGTGTAGAGGTCGTAGTTCTGGTGAGCCCCTACGCCACTCGTGGTCGTGGAGGGGACCAGAAGGGTCAGCGGGAGGATGTGCTCGACGCTGATGGCCTCCTGCGCCCTGCGGAGGGTCTGGAACAGCCACGTGTCCTTGAAGACGTGGAGCAGCGGCGGGATCGGGAACGAGTCGTCTTCGGAGGACGGGGACAGCTCCTCGAACGTGAAGACCTTGTCCTCGTCCAGCTTGAGGTTCATCTTCTTCCGGACGGCCTCGAGGAGCTCGTCCGGCGTGTCTTCCACCAACATCTTGTTGCGCTTCGGGTCCTCGATCTTCCGGATGAGGTAACGCGGGATGCGGTAGATGTAACGCTTGCGCCCCGTCCACGGGTTCTGGTCGATCTCCA